AAAACAACGCTTGGTCTCATGGCTATGAAAGCGTTTCTAAAGGAGAATCCAAAGGACGGCATTGCAGTTATCCTATCCAGCGAAAATCGTGATAATAAAGATTACGCACTACAACTTGGTATAGACGTAGAGCGTATTATAATTATCAAGATTAGGTACGTGGAAAAAATGTTCATGATGGTAAAGAAATTGCTTGAGGATGTCGATGCTTTGTTTAAGGAAGAAAAATTAGGCAAGCCTAAGTTCTTTTTTCTTTGGGATAGTCTTGGAGCGACCTTGAGTAAATCTGAACTTGATACAATGGAAGAGAATACCGAAACGCTTTCAAAGAAATTCGATAGAGGTGACGATATTGGCGATTTGAAGCATGAGAAAGTAGGAGCGTTTGCTAAATCAGCAAAGATGTTTGCAAAGTATCTTATGGGAGAAATGTATTCAAGAACGATTCACTTTATTATGCTCAATCATCAGTATGATAGCATAGGTGGTATGGGCATGCCAACCAGAGTATCTACTGGAGGAGAGTGGGTGCAATTGCTTCCATGCATTCGCTTGTCTATGAAACTTGTTGGTCACGAAAAGATAGATAATGAAGAAGTTTCGCAGATTACCGAAGTTAAGGTTGTTAAGAATGATTTTGGTAGCCGTAAGAAAACAAACATCCGTATTTTGCTTGGATATGGAATTATTCTTTCAGATGACGATATTGAATATGCGATTGAGAAAGGTATTCTTGAAAAAGAGGGAGCAAAGAAGATAAGTTTTATGGGCGGTAAATTATCTTGGAAGTCACCGAGAGAATTGTTTGATTTGTATTATAATCATAACAAGTTCCTTCAGGTTCTTCATACTAAGATTAAATCTTCAATGCAGAAAGATTTATTGAAGATTAAGGCAGCGTATGGTAATGATGACGATGATGAAGAAGATTGATTATGAAGATAATTAAAAATAGCATAATTCCGTTTAAGGGATTTCTTTGCATAAATTTGTTTAGCATTTTGTTTACAAGGAAAGACGCTTACAGAATTTCGCCAGTGGTAATAAATCATGAAATGATACATAATTATCAGTTGCTTGAGGTTGTTCTTGCGTTTTTGCCTGCTTGGATTATTGCGGTAGTATTAGGGTTATCGCCTTGGTTCTTACTTTGTATTCCGTTATCTTTTTACATATGGTATGTAATAGAGTGGTTATTTCGCTTGCTTTGGTGTTTATTCACTCTTTATAAAGTTAAGGATAGTAAATACCAAGCGCACTGGCATAAAGCATATAGCAACATTTTATTCGAGGTAGAAGCGAAAAGATTTGAAACAGATTTTTCTTATTTACATAATCGTAGGATTTTTGCTTGGTTGATTATAACCAAGGTTTATTAGAGAAATACTGGCGTATATGAAGAAAAGAAAAGATGTAAATCCAATTTTTATCCTTTTGAACGACATACATATTGATAAATCTAATGGAGAGTTGGTAAAAGATATTTTCCGTCAGGTTATTGATATTGCCGTTCAAAAGGATATTTCTTATATCATAATAGGCGGTGACGTATTCACCAATCGAAGCGGTCAGCCGTTAGATTGTTTGAATACGTTTCAAGATATTCTTGATATGACCGCTGAGAAGGATATAATCATCAATGTTATCCCAGGTAATCATGATAAGACGGATGGTGATGATGAACGTAGTTACGTTGATGTTTATAGAGGCAATCGGTTATTTACAATTATACGAGAGGGTTGTTCAAAGATAATAGGAGGTTGTCCAGTTGCTTTTGTTCCTTATTTTGGCGATGAAAAATGGAAAAAGGAATTTAATAAAGCAAGAGGAATAACTGAAGACCAATACCAAGAGGGGGATATTGACGGGAATACTCCAGCGTTTTTGATTACTCATATAGCAATTGACGGAGTTCGTAACAACGATGGTAGTGAAGTTTTCAATGACCTAAAGCCAAGTATGTTTGATTTATATACCAAAGTTTTTGTTGGTCATTATCATAATGCAAGCAAAATAGGAAAAAACGTTTATTACACAGGTTCAGCGTATCAGAAAGATTTTGGTGAAAATATAACGGATAAGGGATGTACCATTGTTTACGATGATGGTAATTTTGAATTTGTTCCGTTGAAATTTCCTAAGTATATTAAGCATATAATTGACGTAAATGATTCCGAGACCTTGCGTAATTTAATAGAAAAATACGAGGGTGAGGAATATAACCATATTCGTTTTATCATACGGGGTAGAAAAGTAGATGCTTCAAAGATTGATATTAACGGAATAGAATTAAGGGGTATTCAATGTCAATTTGAAAGCATTGAGGAAAAAGAAGCGATTGATAATTCAGTAGATGCTAATGCATTGAATTACGATAAGCGCAGTGTTACCAAAGATTTTATTAAGTTTTGCTCTGAGAATAATATCAAGGGTGCGCATATGAAATATGGTTTAAGTCTTATCAAAAATCTTTTATAATTTATGTGGACACCTAAATATATACACCTGAAGAATCTTTGGGCGCACGTTAATACAAAGTACGAATTTAAGCAGGGAGTTTGTACAGTAGTTTTCGGAGAGAATCGTGATGACGATGATACTGATAATAACGGAGCAGGTAAGAGTACGATTTTTGAAGCGGTTGCTATTTCGCTGACTGGTAAGTCCTTGCGTGATATAGATAAGGAAATTTTCATCAATCGTCATTCGGAGAGTTGTGAGATTGAATTTTATCTTGAGAATAAAGCATTAAAGAGGACGCTTGGAATCATTCGTAGATTCTACAGAGGCAGCAAGTCTGCAAAAGTAGAGGTTTATGAGGATGGCGAGCAAAACACTCAATTAACAAGCGTAAACGAAGCAAACGCAAGGATTATTGAGTTGCTTGGTATAACGAGAGAGGATTTGACGAGATATTTTATAATTAGTCAGGATAATCGTTATCAATTCTTCACCGCAGGTGATTCTGAGAAAAAAGAGGTTTTGAATCGCATTACCAACGCTGATATGATAAATCCGATTATTGAAAAACTATCAAGTGATAAAAAGTCGTTAATGAGCCGTAGCAACGATTTATCGGTTGACGTAGATAAGTATGAGGGAAAGATAGAATTTTTTAAGGAGCAAAAGGCAGAAGCATCGGCAATAGATGATAATTATGAAGTATCTAATAGAGAAGAAAGAATTGGTCATCTAAAAGACAAAATTGCCGCATCCGAAAGAATTATTGAAGAAAAGAAGAAAGAGTTGGAGCGTCATAAAAAGTCTGATGATTATCTTTTAATTGATAATATTCCAGATGTTGCTAAATTAGAGGAAAAGCGCAAAAAGATTCGTGCTAAAATAAAGAGTTTGGAAGAGCAGGAAAGCGAAGCGGAGCATATTATCAAACATCTTAATGCAGACCTTTCAGGAGCAGTCAGTTGTCCGTCTTGCGGTCATAATTTTATGCCTGAATCTAATTACGATTTGAGCGTTGAAGAAGCAAGGGATTTAATAAAAGATACTGAGTCAAAGGTTGAAGAGATACGTCAGATTATTTCTGAGAAAAAATCTAAGATTCAAAAAATACAAAATAGCATAGACGAAGCAGATGCTAAAAGTGAGCGTGCTCGCAGGGCTAAGAATAAGGCTAATGATATTGAACGAGATATTCAGGAAGAGCAGGCGAATATAAAGCGTGCTAATAATCGGATTTCGGAGTTGCGAGCCGAAATAAGCGAGATAAAGAAAAACAGCCGTAGCAAGAAAATTATAGACCAATGCAACGAAAAGATTGCCGCTGCTGAGAAGAAATTAGCGGATGCGAGAAAGAAGTTGTCTGAAGTGTCTGAAGAGTTGTCTATGGTAGATTATTGGATTTACTATATGGGCAAAAACGGATTTACTACATATCTTGCTAATCGTGCTATATCTATCATTGAAGGTATTACCAATTCATTCCTCAAGCGTTTCCATTCCAGTATGAGCGTTGAGATAAACGGATTCAAAATCAATAAGGATGGAAGTGTAAGAGATAAGATTGATGTATTAGCGGTTTATAAGGGGAAATATGCTCAAAACTTTATGGGATATTCTGGCGGTGAGAGAGGTAGAATTTATTTAGCATCAATATTAGGTATTCAGCATTTAATTAACTTATCAACCGATGGCAAAGGACTTGATTTGTTATTACTTGATGAGAGCCTTGGGGCATTAGATTCTAAGGGAGTTGTGAATATATGCAATATTTTGAATAGTTTTGGAGTAACAACGATGATGATTACTCAGAATGTTTCAAGCGATGTTAATATATCCAATAAAGTTCTTGTGGTTCGTGAAGATGAAATTTCACGCATAGTTTAATTTAAACTCACCAAAGTTATTCGATATAATTGAGGTGTAAACTTATATTATAAATGGAGAATAAAGATAGAGCGAAATTTTTTAATCACCGCAAAATTATCGGCATAGACCCAGGTAAGGCTGGTGGAATATCGGTTTATTCTTGCGATGATAAAAAGATTATTGAAGTAGTTAAAATGCCCGAAACTCCAAAGGAGTTGCTTGCTTTTTTGAAGATATATAAAAACAATTCCGTTTGTTATCTTGAGAGGGTTCAAGGCATACCAGGTAATGGAGCCGCATCAATGTTCAATTTCGGTAGAGGATTTGGGCATTTGGAAATGGCTTTGTTAGCATTAAGTATTCCGTTTTCTGTTATCACACCTCAGAAATGGCAGAAAACCTTACAACTCGGTCATAAGGGTTCAAAGACTACATCGCAATGGAAGAATAAATTGAAACAAAGAGCGCAGGAATTATATCCAGGTGTTAAGATTACATTAGATGTTTCTGATAGCCTATTGATTGTTGAATATGGTAGATTAACGGAGGGGTCAAAACTATGAGTTATTACGAATGCGAAAATAAAGAGTGTACGTGTTATGGTGTTAAAGACGCTGTAACACGTGAAACGTTTAAATATATTGCTGGCGAGGGGTTAGTTGGCGAGCATAGAAATTGTCCAGTATGCGGTAAGCCGCGTAAGTACGTCAATCCTGATGCCGATATTCCGTTATCAGAAAAGAATGTTAGTATAGGCAAATACTCATCTGCATCAGCGGAGCAAAAACAGGAGATACTGAAGAAGCGTTCTCATGAGCATTTTGAAAAGAATATTAAAGAACGTAAGGACTACCTGATGAATAAGGCTATTGGAGAAATGAAGAGTTTGGGTAAAAAAGATTAGAAATTATGTAACAATTAGGGGGTATGGTCAGTTTGGAAAGGAGAATCTTTAAAAGAGATTTTCTGTATAGGCAAAAGTTTATAAACACTTGTATCTTGAGAATAAAGTACGGTCACCGCAGTGAACGTACTGTTCGTGGTTATAAGATGTATGTATTTAAGATGATGCATGATATTGTAAAAAAGAACATTTGTAATTACATCAATCTTTTAACCAATGGTACAGATTGCCGAGAAATTCCAGACCATGACGATGTACTCACCGATGTTTACATTATGTTCGATAAATGCCTTGAGAAATATAAGGTTCGTAAAGGAAACAAATTCTATTATTATTTCAATAAGGCTTTAAGCAGAAATTTTTACAGAGAGTATTGTAAGATACAAAAACAGACTGGCGTAGAATTGACGGATGTAATGGAAGCAACCCATCCTAATTTACACGAGCATTCGCATAATTATACAACCGAAGTTCTTATGGACAATCTTGGTTTTAATGAAATTGAAAAGAAGATTGTTAGAAGTAGGTTAAGAGGACAGAAAATTACAGAGTTTCTAAAGGAAAATAAGGGTATAAGTAATAATCAGTATTCCAACGCATTGAAGAAAATGAAAGCGATAATCAATGAAGCGAGGGAGGCTGGTACTTGGTAAAAAAATTTTTAGATTATGGTAGATAATGTTGCTAATAATTATCAAAAAGCTATTGAATCACTGATACGTGAAGGTCATGTCATTCTTCAGGTTTTTAACAACGATGGTTCTTGTTTCTATTTTAGCGTATTGAGTTTCCAGGAAAGTTTTGTAAGTCCTACAAATAGCGTAGATTTTAATTCGGTTACTGGAATCAATATTACGGATTTCATGCGCACTCAGGCTGGTAATCCTAATATGGTTGCGATAGGAGCAAGATTCAATGAATTTATAGCCAACGCTGACGTTGTTCGTTGCGAGTTTAGTAAGGATAGACCTTGGATGAAGTGGGGGGCGGTTTCAAAATGACTCCATCTATTTATCAAAGAAATATTTACGAGGTTTTCCAAACATCTGAAGATAATATTAACATTTCAGCTGTTGCGGGAAGCGGAAAAACAACTGTGTTACTTGAGTTGTTAAAATTAGTGCCTAAGAATAAGACTGCTTTATTCATGGCGTTTAATAACTCAATTGTAGATGAGTTGAAAAATCGTATTCGCTTGAGGGATGGTGTAGAGATAACCACTATTCATAGTTATGGTTGGCATGCTATAATGCGTAGGTATGGAAGTAGGGTGAGAATGAATCCTAATAAGGCTTTGGGTAAAATAGAAAAAGCGTTGAAGAAGCATACTGAGATTGACTCTAAGAAGCGTGGATGGTTCTTTTATATTATTCCTCGTATTATAGACCTACTGCGCTGCAATTTGCTTGAAGCGGATAAGGATAATATTGAATACATTTCAGATTATCATGATTTAGCGGTTGGTGATAAGGAGATTGAAATTGCGATTGAGGTTTTTAATTCGATGAATAAAGACAAGACGCAATTTGATTTCATGGATATGATTTATCAGCCGTTTGTTGATAAAACTATTCGGCATCGAAAGTTCGATTATGTATTTTGCGATGAGAGTCAGGATTTTTCATTAGCCCAGCAAGAAATTATCAAGGGAGCGTTGAATCGTAAGGGGCGGTTAATTACTGTAGGTGACGCTCAGCAAGCGATTTACGGCTTTGCGGGAGCTGATACGGATAGTTATAATAAGTTAGCCGAGTTAAACGGATATAGCCGTGCTATGCCATTGTCCGTATGTTACCGATGCGCGAGAAGCATTGTAATAGAAGCGCAAGAGATAGTTCCTCAGATAGAATATGCGCCTGACGCTGAAATGGGTATTGTCGCTTGGGGAAGTCTTACTGATATTGATAGAGGTGACTGGGTTCTTTGTAGAAACCTGAAGCCGCTTGTTCAAACCTATCTTTGGTTGATGAAAAATAAAATAAAGGCTAAGATAAAGGGTAAGGATATTGGTGAGGGTATTATTGCTTTGATAATTAAGACTGGCGCAAAGACTTTATCGGGATTGGGTCATCTTTTAGATGCAGAGAAAACAAAACTATTCAAGAAACTAAAGGATAGGGGTGTAAAACATCCATTGTCTCATCCTAAAGTAGAATTATTTGAACAGCGTAGAGAGGTTATTGAATGTCTAATGATGGAAGTTGATTCCGTTAAGGGTTTGATAAAACTCATCGAAAATATTTTTACCGATGACGTCAAAGGAATTATGTTATCAACTATTCATAAGGCGAAAGGATTGGAGAATGACCGCGTGTTTTTCTTATGCCCAGAGTTGATACCATCTAAGTTCGCAACTCAACCTTGGCAGTTTGAGCAAGAACGTAATTTAAGATATGTTGCGATAACGAGAGCAAAGAGAGAATTGATATATGTGGGTGGCGATGAGTTTAAAAACGATATAACAAAGACAATTAAGTTAAATTAAAAATTGATTAATAATGGAAGAGATTAAAGACAAGGCGTTTGACGATGAGCTGAATAAAGCCGAAGAAAGCATTGAGGATAAGAAGCGTGATAAAACACCGCTACCACCTCATAAAGAAAAGTCTAATCAAGAAAAGGAGAAACAAGATGGAAAAGAGTGAATTGTTTAAGATGCATGTTCGCGCAGGACGTCATTATATTTATAAGGGTAATGAGTATATAGTCAAGGAATTGACTATGGTTAAAAATGATGCCGATAGCGTTGAAAATTGGAAGCCTGGTATAGTTTATAGTAGAGCGGTACAAAATGATGCAGAGCCACCTATGACGTACACTCGTGACCTTGAAGATTTCTTGAGTAAGTTCGTTCCAATGTCTCTTGAAATCGGAGATTATATTGAGGTAATTTCTATGGGCAAAACTAAGGGATTCCTGAAAGTGTCTTCTATTAATGACGGAATGGAGTTTCCAGTTCAGTTTGAAAATAATAAAAACATCTTTGCTAAGAGAGAAATTGATTTTCAAAGTCTGAAGATAGAAGTTAATAAACCTGAGCAGGCAACCGATTATTATGTATTGATGCCTCAAGAAACTGGTGCAGATTATCATCGAATGGCTTCAGAATCTATCAGAAAAATTAAGCATTTGAAGAATATGATTGATATTGGTAGCACTGTTTCTATGTCTCCAATGCTTGATGCTCGTCAGGTGATTAAAAAAGTCTTTTCTGTTTTAAAAGATA